CGGGAAGGGCACGGTACTCGCCCGGTCTGCAATGAGATCAACCGCCCGGTACAGCCACGGGACGCGGTTTACCAGGTCTGACAGTTCAACCGCCGGGCCGCTGTTGGACGTGATCCATCCTTCGTCACCCCAAAGGCTGACTGCCTTCATCCCGTCAAAGCGATAATATTTATTCGTCTGTGTCATCGGCTAAATCCTCCGTGATTAACCACGAACCTCGCCCGTGGGCGTCTTGATAATATCTGATTGCATCCATTGCGTGGTCGTTTTCCTTGACCGGCTCGTCTTTATCTGGTTTCCAGATATAACTCTCAAATTCATTGATGGTATTGACGCACCCCGGCGCAACGGTCAGGCGGGGCCGTCCGTCGCCTTGCACTTTCAGCAGTGTTTGCACCTGCCCGATACCGTCCAGTACCCGCCCCTTTGATGGCCTGGCGGGGATTGAATTATTGCGCAGGTCAGCAATCAGCCCGGCGGCGGCGGCGTCAACCGCGATGATTGCCGGCTGGTATTGGCTGTATAACTGCGCGGCGTAGGCGACCACCTCGGACTGGATTTTGCCGCGCTCGTAGTACTCGCTTATGATATGCTGCCGCCCATCGCCGTCCTCGCCTATCAGCAGGATTACAGCAGGGTTGGTGTAACCCTCGTCGCACGCCAGCCCGAACCGCTGAAACTCTTTGATGTCGCGCTCGCAAACGTGGATGCGGCTGTCAAACATATCATAGACAGCGCCCTCAGCGGTCGCCCAGATACCTTCCAGCAGCCGCTTGCGCCTGATACCCGTCATGGTCTGCAGCGCTCGAAGGCGGGCCTTGCCGCTCTCTGTTAGTGATCCATCAGCGTCATAAATGCTAGGATTGTCAAAATGCGTGCTTGTGATATGCACCAATGTACCACGCCTGGCACGCTCCAAAATCCAGTGCCGTGACCCGCCTGGGTTACAGTCACCGAAAAGCTGCGCATACGGCGCATTGCCAGCCCGACCGCTGCAACGGGTTTTCAGGGTTTCCCAGTCGCCTTCCTGTAATTCCTCTGCCTGGTTGACGTAAATATAATCACGCTCGCTGGATAGAACCTTGTCGGGATTATCCATCCCACCAAGCCAGATTGTTGAGCCGTTGGGGTAAATATAGCGGTCTGGCGAGTTTGCGCCTCCGTAGGCTGTAATCGCTTCCATGCGCGCCACTTTTTGCTGGTAGGTGACGCAGACAGACCCATACAGACTTTTTTGCGTCTTGCGAATAATCGCTGCCTGCACGCCTGGGTATTTCCAACACAGCGTGTCCAGTTTATGCAGGGCGGCAAATGTTTTGCCCGTATCAGCCGGGCCTGCTAAAATCGCCTCCGGGGCCTTCGTCTGCCAAAGCGCACGCGCACCGCCGCGAAACTCAATACCTCCGCGGCTGGTATCCGTGAGCTCGACAATTTTATAGGTCGTCAACGGAGACACCTTTGATAATCTTTAACACGGTCTCAATGGCTTCACCATCACGACCGCTCATTTCAACCTTGTCCGGCACTTTGCCAAACGCCACTTCCACAAATGCCCGCTGAAGCTGCGGGTTTTTACTCGTTGCCCACTGGCGTAGGATCGCTTCAGCAACCGTGACGGTGTGGCCGTTGATGACAATCGGCTGACCGGCTTGCTGCGCTCCCTCGTGGGCAATCTGTTGAGCCAGCTCGCGCAGGGCGTCAAACGAGCGAGGGCGGCCCTTGCGGTTGATTTGATGCCGCCGCTCTCCGAAACCACCTTTACCAGTTGGGTTATTATTGGACATCTTGACTAGTACCCGCTTGCATAACTAGCCCAACACGTTTGGCATAAATTCTGGCAATTGACCTAAGTTTATCAGGTGTAACGGTATATTGTACGCGCCAATTTTTGTTTTCATGATTAAACCATCCGCGTCTCAATTCCGCTTCGGATGCCGCCATGCTCTCCATTGCCCTCTCAAGCCTTCCGGGGTATTTCGCTGGCGCTACAATCTGGACGTGTCTGGTAAACCCGGGGCCGTGAAAAAACCAGCGCCTAAATTCATCAAATCTCTCCCAGTAATCATCCCGCAATGGCAAAATACAAAGAGGCGTCGCTGGCTGCGGGATAAAAGCGTGAAAATTCATCATAACAACGCCCTTATCCAGTTTCCGTAATTGATCGACTAAATAGCGCAATTCTGAATAATCCGCGTCATTTTCGCCCGGCAAACCCGGAACAAAAAACCATCTTACTCCAATTCCAGCAGCTAACAGGTCGAATGTCATTTTCAACAGTTCGTCATTCGGCACTGGTTTACCAACAGCAACGCGCAGCCTCTCTGATGCGCCCTCAACGCCAATGCGGACAGACTTAGTTTGTTTTCGCGACAACGGCATTATTTTACGCATTGACTGTAAGCGCATTGACACAAATTCCTGTTGCCCACGTATAATAACGCCCTCTTCCGCGCCGTCATTCGTGACAAGCGAAAACGGTTTTTTGCTCTTCTCCAGCCAGTCTATTTGCGCCTGAAGTTTTCCGATGTCTGGATTAATTCTGTATTCTGACTCCCAGCCCGTTTGGCAAAACAGGCATTTGAATTTGCAGCCACGCGACCCGAAAACACGTACAAACCCATCGGGGTGCATCATCGGCGGCAATTCCCACGGGAACGCGTCGTAAGGAACAACCGCTCTGGTTTCACCCGGAACCCACGCCTCCGGTAACGCGATAGCAGCATGATACCCATCATGTAAAAACGTTCTAATAAACCTCGTCCCCTCTCCGACGCAAACGACATCGGCGTAATTGTCGAAAATCGCCGGGGCGTAACATCCCCCGCCGCCAATAATGATTTTTGCGTTTCTATTTTTTGCTCGCTTGATGTGTTTCCTGATTTCCGCGACGCCCTGCTGTGAGCTGACGGTCATCAGTATAAAATCAGCGTCAGAAACGCTACTTTCTACGATTCCAGCGTTTTTTATTTCCCAGTGTAGCCACGACGCAGCCAAACCCACAAAAGTTTGGTCGGTATAATTCGCGTCAATAACCGCTATTTTCACTCCAGCGCCTCCAGACCGGTTATCAAAACCTCCTCGAATGCGATATTTATCGGGGTTCCATCGTTTTCATATTTCGACTTCAAATAACCTGATAAACGCTCCGACAGTTGACCGTCTATCCGGGTTTCAATGTTCCCGATAATGACCTTCTGATTGTCGCTGTTTTTTACGCTGTCCCATGTGCTGGATACGCCTTGATTTTCGCGCTCGGTTGATGTGTAATCTAATATTTCGGACGAACCCAATAAATTTATCACCGCGCCGATGCTCGTCTTCCAGTCCTGTAGCTGTTCCCCGTCCAACCCCCACTCCTGCAATTCGGCAGCGTCCCAGTTTGCGAGTTCGTCCCAGTTGAATTGCCCGGTCGTGCCCACATGCGCGGCAATGACCAGTTCCCGCCGCTCTGCGTCTGACAGTTCGCGGCTGGATTGTCGGGCGGCAACGCTGTACCCGTCACCGTAGGCGGCGCGCAAAACAGACAGCCGTTGATGACCGTCGTAAACCTCGCAGCCCGGCCCGATGGCGACGGTCTGGAATTGACCGAATTTGTCCCACGAGGCCAGCAGCCGTTTGGCGTGCGCCTTGCTGATGGATTTCGGGTTACGCTCCCAGGGCTGTAGCTGCCCCAGGGTTACCGTGACGTTACTCCAAACTATATCTGTCATTCGTCGCCTTTCTGCATAATCGCCAGCGCATCTTCCGCGCTGTAAATCACGTTAACTTGCCCGCGCCACACCTCGAAAAAGATGGCCTCGTCCTGTGTCAGTTTGCCGCCTCTGACTTTGATTTCAAACAGGTAGTTTTTGCCGTCATGCCCGACCACGATATCAGGGCAACCGCCGCCAACCGTGTGGAGGTGCTGCACGCTGTAACCCAGCTTGCGCAGCTCCAGCACGATGGCGGCTTGATTGGTGTCAGCCCGTTTGGGGTAGGTCATTTTGCTGTAATCCCAAACAGGGCAAGCAGCGCGGCAATGGCAACGGCTACGCTGTTGATAATTGACCACCCCTCACTCTTTTTGTCGAGGCGGTCAATATCGGCGGCCAAAACGATATCGCGCTTTTCGAGGGCTGCGATTTGATGATCGCGCCCGGCGGATACGCGCTCGGTAAACGAGATGCGCTTTTCGTGGTCTGTTTGGCAGGTGTCGAATTTATCCATCCGGTCAAGGATGGCATCTATTTTGCCTTCAATCCGGGCAAGTCTTTCGGCGGTTCCCCCGCCATTGGTTCCGTCCGCCCCCGCTGGCATGCGTTACTCTCCGTCTGGAGTATCTTCGGTGCAATCAAGTTTCGCCAAAAGGTATTCGGCGCGCTTATTGCCTTTTTCGGCGGCATCTTCCCAGGCGATTGCGCCAATCAGGACAATGACCAGTGTGTCAATCGCCATCCAGATTTCCTGCGGGAATGTCGGCACGAATTGAAAAACGATGGTCTGGATAAGGCCAAAAACGGCAATCCAGAATTTGCGGCTATGCAAAAGTGAACTCATG